CTTTGTTTCTTGAATGATTTTATTGTGTCCAAAGCAGGATTCGAAAAGTTTTCCTATTTGATCAATGGTGACGATGTTGTTGCCAAAGGTCCAGATGAAACTATCCAAAACTGGCGACAAATGTCACCGGAAGTAGGATTATCTCTATCTCTAGGAAAAAATTTCATTGATCCTGATTTCTGTACTGTTAATTCTCAATTATTTTATCGGGGGAATGTCCTCCACACAGGTAAGGTTTCTTGCCAAACACGTGTGGGGACATCTCTTGGTTATTGTTTTGAAGAAGCCCAATTTTATTGGGGTCCTGATGACTGGGTGAAATATGAGTTCTTGAAGAGAAATCTGTTAGAACTTAAGAAAACACCACGAAGTCTTCATGTTTCAAAACAACGTGGGGGGCTAGCCCTCTATGATAGTTTCGAGTTAACGGGTATCCGTTATGATCCAGGCCTACTTAAGGAAGTATACCTCTTTGACCTCTTACGAAAGTTTGATAAACTAATTTCTATTCCAGGAACTACAATTTGCGCTGTTCCTACACCGGTTCTCCGGGGTAGTAAAGCACGCGAATATGAATTACCAGGTAAGAATACTGTAGATCAATTAATGTCGTTTGACCATAAAGTAAAAATCGAGGACAATTGTCCAACTGATTTAACTAATGTTCAATTACGACGATTTCGTGAGAAAATTGAGAAGTATTATCCAAAAGAAACTAAGGATCATATCCAACAATTATTAAAGAATGGGAAGTATCAACTTCAAGATTTTCCAAATTTGGATTTTTTAGAAATTGACTACATTTTTGTTACAAAGGGCCAAGGTCCTTTCATTCTAGAACGTTCCAGACAAGCTTGTCTTGACTTCCTTTCTTTAACAATCTCTCAAACTACTGATCCATATGAATGGTCTGGTGGTGAAGCAATCGAACTCTCAAAAGTTAACCAGCGATGGTCTGACTTGAAAGAAATTTTTATTGATTGTAACCTCCTAACCGTTGATGAAACAGTTAAAGTTTGTGATTTGGATATTACAGAAGATGTAGCTAGATGGTTCAACGATCTAGATTCGAAGGAGTATGCAAAAATGGAGGAATTAAATCCTCCTAACTCTCTTTCTTATCCTGATCGTATGTTTTTGAAACATCAAGAACTACTTTCCACCATAACTGAAAACATAAAAAGTGAGTTGCCCATGTGAGACCTAAGATTGCGAAATCTAAAGGTTAACCGCTAACAAGGTTGTTAACTTGTTCACATGGGAATGATAGTCTTTATTGGTATTTTTGTTTAAATACTTTATTTGCAGATTACTAGGATATTACACGAGTATAAATAATAGTCCCTTATTTTTGGAGAACTGGAGCATATAGCTCAATTCAAAAGGTTACAAAAATTTACTAATGTTTACGTTAATAACGTCCGAACAAAAACAAATAAAGAAAAGGATGATTTAGAAGAGCCCGG